GGCCCCTTCGCCGAAGCCGATCGCCAGCGGCAGCGCGCCGAGCGCCGCCGCGAGCGTGGTCATCACGATCGGACGGAAGCGCTGCAGCGCCGCCTCGCGGATCGCGTCGACAGGGGCGAGGCCGCGGCCGCGCTCGGCGTCCAGCGCGAAGTCGATGATCAGGATCGCGTTCTTCTTGACGATGCCGATCAGCAGGATGATCGCGATAAGCCCGATCACGTCGAGCTGCATCCCCGCCAGCATCAGCGCCACGACGGCGCCGACGCCTGCCGAGGGAATGGTCGAGAGGATGGTGATCGGATGGATCGCGCTCTCGTAGAGGATGCCGAGCACCAGATAGATGGCGACGAGCGCGGCGAGGATCAGTAGCGGCATCGATCCCATGGACTGCTGGAGCAGCTGGGCATTGCCCGCAAAGCCGCCATGCACGGTGGCGGGCAGCCCGGCGCCGCGCTGGATGGCGATGAGTCGCTCCGCCGCCTGGCCGAGCGTGACGCCGTTGGGCAGGTTGAACGACACCGTGGCCGAAGGCTCGCCGCCCTGATGGTTCACCACCGCCGGCGTCGAATTGTTCTGCCAGCGCGCAATGGTGGAGATCGGCACGATGGTTGCGGGGGTGGTGTTCACTGCGTTGCCGGTCGAGGCGTCGCGGCCGGCGCCGGTGGTGGATACCGGCGCGGAGCCGGTCGCCGCCGCGCTGCTGCCTCCGGCAGGCACATAGGTGCCGTTCAGCGCCTCGGGCGAGGTGCTGAACTCGGGCGCGACGCCCAGCACGACATGATATTGGTTGAGCCCCGAATAGAGCGTCACTGCCTGGCGCTGGCCAAAGGCGTCGTACAGGGCGTTGTCGATCGCCTGGTTGGTGATCCCCAGCCGCGCCGCGGCGACGCGGTCGACCGTGAGATAGGTCTCCGACCCGCCGTCCTGCTGGTCGATATCGACATCGGTGAAGGTCTGGGTGATAGTTGACACTTGCTTCTGCACTGCCGGGATCAGGCGGGAATATCCGGGATCAGGTGAGAAAACGGCGCAATTCCGTGGGCTTCGGCGGGGTAGATCGGGTGCGGGCTGCGCGGGGCGGTGTCAAAACACCTGGGGCAAATAGACGTTGATTTGACACTTGCTCCTGGAATCGGGGCATTTGGCCAGCGAAACCTCTTAGAGGGCTCTAAGCCGCAGAAAACCGTCATCTGAGCGGTTGCTGAGAGGCCCTCTCAGGGCGCAATCCTCATAAGAAGTGTGGCGAAGTGGGACGGAAACCAGGTCCCAGATCTTTTCGGTCCTCGGAGCCAGCGGAAATGGCGGATTTCTGCGGCCCCGCATAGCTGTCGGCCATATCTTCATCTTCGTGAAAGTGGGACGCCTTTTCTCGCGCCGGCGTCCAGGGATCGCGGGCACCGAGAAGGCGCTCGTCGATGCGCCAGTGCTTGGCTAGCACCAGGCGCACGTCCTCTGGCAGGCGGCGTGGCGTGCCGCGCTCGATGAACTGCTGGAAGTAGGCCGCGTTGCGGCCGACCAGGCGCGACAGGCTGGCGAGGCTTTCGCCGCGTGTGGCCGCCCCGTCCATCACAACCGCTCTCACTTCCTCGGACATAGCGGAGGTAGTGTATTCCTTAACCATGCGCCCTTGCGCAAGACATTTGTTCTCATCATGTTCTCGCGATGCGAGTCGGTAGTGATCTGCAAAGCAAGGCGTTGCTGGCGCTGGAGGAGGTGTGCGCGGAATGCCGGTTCGGCAAGCCTCGGCGAACCCATGCGGTGCGCTTTGCGCTTGCCTATCTGTGGAGCCAGTCGAATGGGCCTGCTGAAACGTTCATCGCCTTCTGGCAGGAGCTCGACGGTTGGAACAAGTTGCACCGCTGGCGACTGGCGGACGCTGCATTGAATGAGATCTATCGCGCCGTAGGTGCCTCGGTGGCCGGCCGCGACGAAATCAGCAGCGAAATGTGGAGACAGGCTCAGGCGCGCCATGAGAGCGCGAGCGCAGATCAATCAGGCGTGCGCAAGCTGCGGAACCGGTGAGTGCCGACCGTCTAACTATGGGGCAGCGAATAGACATTGCGCCCCAAGAATACCCAGCGCTACCCTAGGAGCATCTAGAAGGGGTTCACCGATGTTGCTGGGCATTCTTACGATCATGCAGCCGATGATGGCCGAGCCCGTTTATTTGCGATGCTCATTCCCAGGCAATGGGGCGGTGGTTATGATCACTCCCGATGAAGCGAATGCTGCCGTTACGGTTGCGCTGCCTGCCACTGGATACAGCGCAAAGATGCCTGCGGCCTTCACCGCGAGCGAAGTCCGATTCCAGGATACTCGTGTCGCCTATGTGCTGAGCCGCACCGACCTGTCCGTTACCCGCACGATCAAAATGATCAGCTCAACTGATAACGGAAAGTGCGAGATCGAGAAGGCGCCAAAACGGGCCTTCTGAGCGCTACTTCCGCTGGCCCACAAAGATCACCCTGCCAATGATGTGCACCTGATCGATATGAGCGTCGTCAGGAGGAACCCGCTCGTTGTCCGAGAGGATAATGACGGTTTCGCCTTTGATCCGCAGCCTCTTGATCATGACCACTTCACCGATTGCGAGAGCCCAGAAAGCATCCGGCTCTCGCACCTTCACCTCGGAACGGTCGATGAGCACCATGTCGCCGTCGTTGATGGTAGGTTGCATTGAATCACCGCGACCTCGCGTGAACGTCAGCAGCGACGGGTCCGTCTGCGTGATCGACTCCAACCAGTACCTGGCGAACAGATGCGACCGCGTAACCACCGGCCCATCTGCGAATGTCCCGCCCAACCCAAAGGAGCGGTCGATCTCGTCGACGCTAACCAGGTCCAGGGTGTCAGGATCGAGCGCAGGCACCGAGATACGGTCGGCGTTCTCAGCCCCGTCACGCGCTCCTGTCACGATATACACGATATCCGCACCGAGCCGAGCAATACGAAGCAGGTAGTCGACGTCCATGGCCGACTTCCCCTGCTCGTAATTGAGCTGAGTGTTCTTGCTGACAGCCGCTTTAGCGGCAAACCCGCGCTGATCGAACTTTAGGCGCATCCGCTCCTCGCGGAGCCGCGCGCCGACCACCTCACTCATATCGCATAGCCCAAAAACCTGGGGCAACCAGGCAGGGCTGACTTGCAGACCCCAATTTATTGGGGCATGATCCAAAAATTAGGTACAAACTTTTGGACTCACGCCCCATGCTATTGGACCATATGCACCCCGCAGACGTTAGAGCGGCGTTGCAGAAGCGCTTTGGGACCGTCGGCGCCTTCATCGCCGCGAACAATCTCCCAGTGACGGGCGTGTCCGACGTTCTGCGCGGGCGTACGAGCAAGCGCGTCCGCGAAGCCATCGAGGCAGTTCTCAAGGAGCAGGCCGAATCCATTAATTTGGACGATACCGCCCAAGAGCCTGGGACGCACCGTCAAAATGCGGAGGCGCGCTAGACATGGCGACGCTTCCCGCGAACGATCTCGGCAAGAGCGAGCTCGACAACCTGCCGGTCGTCGAGGAAATCGTGATGATCGAAACGGCGTTGATCGACGCCGGGCCCCGGCTCCGTCTGGTCGATGAGGTATGGGCTGGCGCGCTCGGCGACCTGATCCTCCGTGAGGGTCAGCGCGATGCTATTGACGTGTGCCGCGCCTCGAACGGCCGATTTCGGCTTGCTGGCGCTGGCGGCCACCGCCTTCGCGCGGCCCAACTCCGCGACATCGAGGGGCTCAAAGCTCGGATTTGGCCAGATGACGCCGTCGGCGCCGAACTGCGCGAAATCCAAGAGAGCCTTCATCGCCGTGATCTAGAACCGTACGAGCGCGCAACATTCGTCGCGGCCGCCGTTTCGTGCGTGAAGCGGAAGGCGGGAATCGATCCGAATAAGGATGGGCGCGCGGCATCGGCCCAGGCGCGCTGGCAGAAAGTCCTTAGCGGCGAGGCTGAGGATGCAACCGGAATCGTTACGGTTGCATATGGCTGGGCGACGGAAGTTGCCAACGCGCTCGGATACAGCAAGGCATCAATCGAGAAGGACCTCCTCCTCCATCGCCGCCTGTCGCCCGAGATCGTCCGAAAGTTGCAAGCAGCGCGGCATCCCGTGTTGAAGAACGGGACTCAGCTTCGGACACTCGCGAAGCTGGAACCGGCCGAACAGGCGCGCGTCGTTGATCAGCTCGTCGATGCGGCGGCGCCGGCCAAGACTGTCAGCGATGCCCAGGCGCGGCTGCGCGGTGCCAACAAGCTTCCCTCGGACCCCGAGGCAAAGCGTCTGTCCGCCTTCCTCGGCAACTTCCAGCGCATGGGGATCGCCGAGAAGAAGGGGGCACTGTCGGAGCTGCTGCCCCTTTTGCCCGCTGGCACCGTGCTCAGCAACGTGGAGGGAAAATCCCCCCGGGCGAGTGACGCGCAGCGGCAGCACTACGAGGCGCAAGTTATCGACGGCCTCAAGGCCGCGTTCCATCTGCTCCTTCGCCTGAGCGATGGCGATGAGGTCGATGACGACGAGGTCAACTCGGCACGCTTCAAGACCCAGATGGCGATCATGTCCGCGAACAGCGGCTTCATTCCCGATCCGGTCGATACAAGCGCAACGGTTGCGGTTGTATCGGAACCGGTCCGCGCGGCGACCGAGGCAACGGTGGCGGCCGCTGCCGATACAAAGGCCAACCTGGCCCTTGTATCCGAGGCTAAGACATCGGTTGACGATGTCGCGTCCGAAGATGCCACCGATCCTCTTACCGTTGCGGCGCTCCAAGGCGACCTGCGGGCCTGCGTTCAATGGGTTTCGGACACCTTCCTAGACGGCGGTGACGCCGAGAAGGTCCTGCTGCTCACCCAGAATTTCGGTGGTCGCCATCGCTTCGCCAACGGAACCTACGAACTCCGGCTGGCGAAGGTCACCGCAACCTGCACTGCTGGCGCCCATGGCCTGATCCATAACTGGCTCCTCGCCGCTCGGCGTCGCCTCGAAAAGGAGGCCGCGTCAGCATGACCCCCAACGAGATTGCAGCGCTCGACTATATCCGCGAGCGGATCACGGTCGCCGGCTATTCCCCGACGGTCAAGGAAGTCGGCGTGCATATCGGGGTGTCCAACCCCGGCGCGCTCAAGATCGTCAACGCGCTGGTCGATGCGCGCCATATCCGCCGCGTCCCCTGCAAGAAGCGCGGGATCGAGCTGCTAGGCGTGACGGATCTGCGCTCGACGGACACGGCAACGATCGTCGCCGAGCTCAAGCGGCGCGGTGTCGAGCCCGGCGCGTTCAACGCGGATCGCCCGCGTCGCAGCGCCCGTGACGTGAGCTGCGCAGTCGATTGCTGCGACACCACCGTCCAGCGGGGCCATATGTTCTGCCGGGATCACTATTACTCGATCTCCGAACTGACGCGCCGCGCCCTGCACCGCACGCATAAGCGGTTCCAGTCCAGTCGCCGCCGCGAGGACGAGCGCGCGTTCCGCACCGCCTATTACGCCGCCCTTGCGGAGGCGACGGGCGAGCGCATCGGGTGCTTCGAGTGATGGCCCAGGCGGAAACCGAGGCGGCTCGTCTGCGCCGGCTGCGTGTGGCGTTCGAGCGCGCGCGGGACGCCAACGTGTCCGTCGACCAGGCGCGGTCGCTGATCCGTCTCGAACAGATCGACGCGCGCCGCGTCGCCCGCGAGGAGCGCCGCCAGCGCCGCGTCGAGGCGATGGAGGCCGAGCAGGCTGAGGGCCGCCCCTGGTGGCAGAAGGGGCCGATGGCGTGAGCAACCTGCGCCCCATCCGCACCGGCAACCTGCGTGCCGCGCCCGCCGGTCTGACGCCCGATCTCGTCGGGCGGTTCCTCGCGCTCGCCGACATGCTCGGCGGCCATACCGATCCGTTCCCCCAGGATGCCTCTATCGCCGCCTCGGGTCGCACCCCCGGCGATGTCCAAGCCCCAATGATCGCGGCCGAGGAGGCCGGCCGCGATTCGATCTCGGGAGGAAGCCGGTGACGCGCTCTGACCTGCTCGCGAAAATCAAGAAGTGCCTCGCCCTCGCCGCGAGCGCGACCGAACACGAAGCCGCTGCCGCGCTGGGCATGGCCCGGAAGCTGATGGACGAATATGGCGTCGATCAGATCGAGCTGGACTTGGCCGACGTTGCCGAGGCCGACGCGCGCGGTTCCGGCAACAGCGTCCCGGCCGAGTGGGAAAGCTACCTCGTCAGCGCCGTCGAACGCGCGCTGACGGTCGAGGTGATTCTGATCCCCCATAGTGGTTGGCGGTTCATTGGCCTCGCCCCCGCACCCGAGATCGCGAGCTATGCCTTTCTCGTCCTGTTCCGGCAGCTCAAGAAGGCCCGCGCGGAGTATATCGGCACCGAGCTCCGCCGCTGCACCGTAGCGCGCAAACGCAAGCGGGCTGATGTGTTCTGCGAAGGTTGGGCCAGCGCGGTCTATCGCAAGATCGCGGCCCTCAACCCCAACCGAGAACTGCATCCGTTCGTGCGCGCGTTTCTGGCCGAGCGATATCCGCGCCTCGATCAGGTCGAGGCACGTGCAGCCGCGCTAACCGGCGCTGTCGCCGCGCGCGATCGCGGCAATGGTTACGACGCCGGGCGAAGTGTGTCGCTCCATAGGGGCGTCGATCAGAACGCCCCGGCGGCGCTCCTGGGGCGCGACTGATGCCCGTTGATCCCCGCATCCAGGCCGCGCTTGATGCGCCGCTCACCACGGCGACGGATCTCCGATTCCGTCCGGTGAAAGGGTATGTCCAGCCGCCCGGTACGGGGCCGCTCGGCGAATTCTGCCAGGGATGCCGCCACGCTCATCCGACGGGCAGCGATTACCGTACCTGGTTCTGCAACCTGGTCCGCGATCTGCCGCGCACCACGATCAGGCTAGATACCAAGGCATGCGGCCGCTGGGAGGCGCGTCGCTGATGCCCCTCGATCCCCGCATCCAGGCCGCGCTTGATGCGCCGCTCCGTTTCGGATCGTCTATCGACGGTCACGGGCTGGTCGAGCGCGTCAGGAATCGCGGCTATGCGGCAACGCCGGGCACTGGCCCGGCCGGCGAGAAGTGTCATTCGTGCGCGCACAGCTATTTCGTGCAGCCGAGCGTCAAGCGCTTCTACAAGTGCCGGTTGACCCGGTTCACGAACGGGTCCGCCAGCGACATCAAGATCAAGTCGCCCGCCTGCCGCCGTTGGGAAGGGCGTGGGGATGGGTAAGCGGCGCCCCTCGATCCCGGCAGGGCAGTTCGCCTTCACCTTCGACGTGCCGATCCCGGCGCGCGAGGGCTCGGCGCTGGCCGGCCTGGACAAGCAGGTGGCGGCGACCGTCGCGTTGATGCTCAAGGAAGATCCGCGGCCGTCGCGGTTCCTGATCGCCGCCGCGATGTCCGAGCTTCTCGACGAAGAAGTCACCAAGGCGATGCTGGACAAGTACGCCTCGGAGAGCAGCGAGACGCACGCGATCTCCTTCGCGCGCATGCTGGCGCTGACGGCCGTAACGGAGCGCTTCGACCTGCTCGACCGGCTGACCCGCCAGATCGGCGCGGCGCTGCTCGTCGGGCCCGAGATCATGACGGCCGAGCTCGGCAACATCGATCGACAAATTGCTGAACTGAGGGAGCGGCGCCGCACGATCGAGCGATCGGCGCCGACGATCGCTGGCGGGAGAACCAAGGCGTGAAGCTGGGCGGGGGGAAAGAGTGGTTCACCGCAAAGGAGCTCGAAGAGCTCGCCTTGCCGGGGCTGCGCATTTCCAAGCGAAAGATCAATGACCGTGCCTCCGCCGAGTGCTGGGCGCTGCGCGAGGATGCCGATGGCAATCCGCTGGCGCGGGTCCGTATCGGTGTTCGCGGCGGTGGCCTGGAATATCATTTCAGCGTTCTCCCCGCCGCCGCGCGCGCCGGCCTGGCCGCAATGGGCGTCGGTGCCGTCGCCCATGTCAGCGACACGCCAGAGTCGAGCACCGCCGCGCTGTGGCGCTACTACGAAGGGCAGACGGACAAGGTGCGCGCCGACGCCGAGTATCGCCTCGGCGTGCTCGACTCGGTCGAGCTGTTCCGCGCGGCTGGCATGACCATGACCGCCGCGATCGGCGCGGTCGCGGGCCGCGAGAACATCTCCGCATCCTCGATCCGCGACTGGCAGGGCAAGGTTCGCGGCGTACCGACAGGCGATCGCCTGCCATATCTCGCCCAGCAGCATGCGGGCGGCAACCGGGAGATCGAAGTCGATCCCGAGGCGTGGCAGCTGCTGCTTTCCGACTATCTGCGCCTCTCCGAGCCGAGCTTTTCGAGCTCCTACCAGCGCGTTCTACGCGACCACTGCCAGCCACGCGGCATCACGCTCCCGATCGAGCGCACCCTGCGCCGGAAGTTCGACCGTGAAGTGGATCCGCGCGTCGTGATCGCCCGCCGCAAAGGCGAGGAAGCGCTTCGCCAATCCCTACCCGCACAGAAGAGGAGTGTCTCCGGCATGCATGCATTGGAACTGGTCAATATCGACGGCCACCGCTGGGACGTGTTCGTCCAATGGCCGGACGGCACGATCGCCCGCCCCGTGATGGTCGGCATCCAGGACGTTTACAGCCGCAAGTTCCTCGCCTGGTCGATTGGCCGGACGGAGAGCGCGGTGGAAACGCGCCTTGCGCTCGCCCATTTGTTCGAGCGGTACGGCATTCCGGGCGGCATCCTGCTCGACAACGGCCGGGCCTTCGCCAGCAAGTGGATCTCTGGCGGTGCGGTCTCGCGCTTCCGGTTCGCGATCCGGGAAGAGGAACCGCTGGGCATCCTCACCATGCTCGGCATCGATATCCATTGGGCCAAGCCGTATCGCGGCCAGTCCAAGCCGATCGAGCGCATGTTCCGCGACTTCTGCGACGCGATCGCCAAGCATCCCGCCTTCGAGGGCGCGTACACGGGCAACCGGCCCGATGCGAAGCCGGAGAATTATGGGTCCCGCGCGGTGCCCCTGGATCGGTTCATCGAAGTGGTCGAGGCCGGGTTCGCCGCCCACAACGCGCGGCCTGGTCGCCGTACGGAGATGGCGCGCGATGCCGGGCTCAGCTTCGACCAGGTGTTCGAGCAGAGCTATGCGATCTCGCCCATCCGCAAGGCGACCGAGGAACAGCGCCGGCTCGCGTTGCTGACCGCCGACGATCGCCCCACTGACCGTAAGACCGGCGCGATCAACCTGTTCGGCAACCGCTATTGGGCGGAGCCGCTCGGCCAGGTTGCGGGCGATCGCGTCACCGTGCGGTTCGACCCCGACGATCTGCTTGCGCCGCTGCATGTCTATCACCGCGACGGCCAGTACCTCTGCTCGGCGCCGGTGCTGGAGGCCACGGGCTTCCTCGACGTGAGCGCGGCCAAGCAACGCGCCCGCCTGGAGAAGGATCACCGACGCAAGGCCAAGGAGCTGGAGCAGGCACTGGATCTGCTGGAAGCCGACCGTATCGACGCGTTGCTCTCGCCACCCGCTGCGACGGAGACTCTGCCGCCCGCCGGCGCAATCCGCCCTGTCCGCACGCGCGGCAATACCGCTGCCGCTCTCAGGACCACCACGCAGAAGGCGCTCAGCACCGCCTCAGAGGCGGCCCGCGGAGCCGCCCTCGATCAGCTCGTCGCCGGGGCGAACCGCCTCCGCGTCGTGAAGTGATCGACGAACCCCGAACCCCGAAAGACTGATCATGATCGATCCCAACAACATCCCCATCTCCTTCGAGGACATGGCCGTGTGGCTCAAAGCCCACAAAGACGCGGGCTCGCTGAGCTGGCAGGCGCTCGGCAAGCGCATGGGCCTGCCCTATGGCACTGTGTCGGGCTACACCTCGCCCAGCTTCGCCGGTAATCGCGAGAAGGCGGCGAAGATCATCTACGCCTACAAGCAGCAGGTGGAGAGCCAGGCGGCGCAATCGGCGATCGCCCTCAAGAAGATCCCGTTCGTCGAGACCAAGACGGCGAACCGCCTGATGTTCCTGATGGAATGGGCACATGGCGGCCGGATGACCGCTGCGGCGATGGGCCCCGGCACCAGCAAGACCGAGACGGCCAGATACTACCGCGAATGCATGGGCGCCACGGTCTGCCATGTGGAGTTCAGCCAGTCCTCCAAGACGGTAAGCGCCATGATCGCGGAGGTGATGCGCGCGATGGGACTGTCCGGCCCGATCGGCTGGGTTGCTCAGCGTTCCGCCCAGGTGCGCAAGCATGTCGAGGGCCGCGACTTCCTCCTGATCGCTGACGAGGCCAACCACCTCTCCTTCGAGGCCATGGAGGAAATGCGAGCATGGCACGACCAGGCCGGGCTCGGCGTGATGTTCCTGGGCAACGAGGAGCTGGTGACCCGCATTCGCGGCAGCGCCAAGGGCCATGCCTATGCGCGCCTCAACAGCCGGATCGCGCATTTCCACATGCAGGATCTGCCGCTCGAGGAGGATATCCATACCTTCCTCGATGCCAACGGCATCGACGATCCCGCGATGATCAAGCCTCTGCTGGAGGTGGGGTTGTCGCCGGCACATGGCGGGCTCCGCGAGATCCGGCAGGTGCTGGAATCGGCGAACATCGCCGCGATCGGCACCGACAGCGTGCTGGAAGTCCAGCACATCCAGCAGGCGATCGCGAGCCGTACCAGCGACGCGCGGAGGCGCAGGTGAGCGGGTTCGCCGCAACGAGGCGTGGCGGCACCTGCAACCGCTACGTCCCGATGCTTCTGGCTGCGACCGAGCTCGGCCTCGAATGTCTTGAGCGGGAGCTCTCGTGCCTCCTCGAAAGCATGTGCTTGCTGGATGCCGATCTCAAGCCGCGTCGCGATACGATCGACCCGGAGTTCGAGGACGACGCCATCGTCCTTGAGCGCGCGATCGCCGAGGTTCGGGCCGTGATCGCCGAAGTTCGAGGTGGGGCATGAAGCTGCTCCGCCGCATCGTCGACTTCCTTCGTCGGCCGGGCTGGCTGGGCTGGTCCTTCGCCATTTCCATCATCGTCGGCACCGTCGCCGCCCAGGTGGCGCCGTGCACTTCCTGCTGGGGAGTCAATCCATGATTACGCTTGCCGTTGCCCTGGACGAGGGCGATTGGGCCGATCCCGTTGCGATCGCGCGTCAAAGCCTGGAGCTGATGTTCGGGCCGGTGCGCATCGCGCCGCTGCCGCCCGCTAGCGCCAAGCCCGATCCCACGGTCCGCGAGCTGGCTGAGACCGTCGCGTTCGAAATGGGCCTGAGTGTCGAGGAGCTTATCGGCGAGAGCCGGGAGCGCCGCATCTCGCGCGGTCGCTTCGCGATCGTCTGGCTCGCCTCGGCGGTTTGCGGCCGCTCCATGATGGGCATCGGTCGGGCGCTTGGGGGCCGGGACCATTCGACGATCCGCAACGCCATCGCGCGCGCGGCCGAACTCCGCGACGCCGATCCGGCGTTCAAGCGGGTGACCGACAAGATCGCCGACCAGATCCGGGGAGCGCGCGCATGAGCTCCGCCAATCGCATCTTTGGGGCGGGCGCTTCGCAGGCGTCTCGCACATGCCGGGCCGCCGCGCCGACCGCCCAACCCACCGCGCCCAATGGCGACGCGAAACTCCGTCGCATGCTCGCGGCCGTGCATGTCGCCAAGAAGGAGATGGCGCTCTGCCAGGATGACTATCGCGCGATCCTGCTCGAAGTGACCGGCAATCGGAGCGCGGGCGATTGCAACGAGGCGCAGCTCGCCCTGGTGCTGGATCGCTTCCGGGCGCGGGGATGGAAATCGGCACAGCCAAAGGGCCGTGCCGCGCCCCGCCGTGCCGACCATGCCCCGGCCCGAAAGGCGCGCGCCCTGTGGATCTCGCTGCACGCTCTCAACGCCATCGAAGATCCCTCTGAGCGGGCGCTTGAGGCGTTCGCCAAGCGGCAGCTGAAATGCACCGCGCTCCAGTGGGCGGACCAGGGCCAGACGTTCAAGCTGATCGAGGCGCTCAAGGACATCGCCGAGCGGCATGGCTGGGAACAGTCGCTGCGCGGCGTGAAGACCGATGCCCATGTCATCGTCCTCAAGCGCCGCCTGGTCGAGGCCATCCTCGCCAAGCTGGTCGCGATCGACGCGGTGCCCGCGACCTGGTCGGTGGCGCGGGCGGCATTCGCCTTCGGTGGCGAGGAGGTGAGCCTGCTCACCGCAAGCAGTTCCCAACTGGACATCGTCGCGCGCGAGCTCGGCGACGTTCTGCGCGATCTCAAGGGAGGGTCCCCGTCATGATGCAACTCAACACCCCAGGGCAGCGGGGCTATCGCCCGACCTATCAGAGCGGCTGCGCCTGTCCCGGCTGCGCGCGGTCGAACTGGATCGTCGGCCGCGTGTCGGCGGAATGCGCCTATTGCCGCACGGCGTTGCCGCTTGCCCCGGCGCCGCTCCGCCACGCCGAAGGAATGCGCTATCCGGCATGGGCGGTGCGGGTATGAGCCGCCGGAACGATACTGCCGCCCGCTATCGCAAGATGCTTGCGATGGTCCCGGCCAAGCAACGGCGCGCGCTCGCGCTCGGGTTCAGCGTGCGATTGCTCGATCTCCTGTCGGAAGTGAGCATGCTGCCGACACAGGTGGCCATGGCTGGCGGCCTGGCCGACGCCATCCGAGATCTCGTCCCCGCCGATGTCCGCGCGGCTCTCGCTGCCGCGTATGGGGAGGATCAGGCATGATCGCCGTGTCCGACCATGCGCTGCTGCGCCATCTGGAGCGCGTCGAGGGCATCGATATCGAAGCGATGCGCGCGGATCTCGAACTGTCGTTCAGCCGTGCCCATGCCGCCGCCGACGAGCTCGGCCTGCGCAACTATGCGATCCGGAGCCGTGGCGTCACCTATATGGTGCGCGGCGGCACCGTCACCACCGTGTTGCCGGCGCTGGCCGAGCGCTCGCGGTACATGGCGCTCGCGGCGCGCCGGCCCGACTGACATGTCCCGCGAGCTCTCCGGCGAACTGCATGCGATGCTCGGCGACGAAGGGTTCGCCGCGCTCACGCAGGCGTTCGGAGGGACGCGGCTGCTCGTGCCGCGCAGGCTGGACGAGGACCACGAGATCGCGAAGGCGATCGGGATTGCCCTCGCCAAGCGCCTGTCGCGGCGCTACGCCCCCGATCAGTTACGCGTGCCGCTTGCTCGCGAGCATCGGGCGCTTCATTATCGGGGCCAGGGACTCAGCAACGCCGAGATCGCGCGGCGCCTGGGGATCACCGAGACCGGCGTGGACAAGCTGTTCCGCCGCCGCCCCGACGCCCCGGCCAAGGGCTCCCAACTTTCCCTCTTCTAAATGCGGCCATGCCCGCCAGGGCGGGCATGTGATCGTTGGTGCCCCGCGCGCACTGTCCAGTTCCAGGGCGGGGCGGCGTTGTAGGGGTTTGAGCCGTCCCGCCCACCTTCATTTTCGAGGTGGGCGACGTGGCACTTCTCAATGTTCAGCAGCTCCAGGCGCGCCTTGGCGTGACCGTGGACGGCAAGATCGGGCCGGCGACGCTGGCGGCGCTGTTCGAGCGTGCGGGCGCGAAATCCGATGTGGCCGCCGAGCTTGGGCTCGCAGCGAACGTCCATTTCCGCACCTATGGCATCCTCGACACGCCGCTGCGCTTGGCGCACTTCATGGCGCAGTGCGCGCATGAGAGCGGCGGGTTCAAGTACGACCGCGAGGTTTGGGGCCCGACGGATACGCAGCGCGGCTATGAGGGTGCCGCGCGCCTGGGCAACGATCAGCCGGGCGACGGCAAGCGGTTTCTTGGCCGTGGCCCCGGCCAGCTGACCGGCCGGTCGAACTACCGAATCTATGGCCGCAAGCTCGGCATCGACCTGGAGAAGCGCCCCGAGCTGGTCGAGATCTGGTCGATCGGGCTGCTCGTCTTCTGCGCCTATTGGGACACCTACAACCTGAATGGCTTCGCCGACGCGGACCAGGTGTTCGCGGTCTCCAACGGCATCAATCGCGGCAATGCCTTCTCGGACAGGGAGCCGAACGGCTGGGCCGATCGCCAGCGGCGGCTCGCGGCGATGAAGGGGCTGATCCTGTGATCCAGTATCTCGTGATCCCGTTCGTCGCGCTCGGCGCCGGCCTCTGGCTGGGCACCGCCGCCGCCTGGTTCGCCGCCGATGCAGCCGATGTCGGGTTGCCGACCCGGCTTTGGCGCGCCTTCGCCTGGCTCCCCGCCTATCTGCGGGGGCGGCTGTCGTGAAGTGGTTCAAGGATCTGCTGTACGGCGGGCGCAACGAGTATCTGGACATCGTCCGGCTGCTTGGCCTGGCTGGCGGGCTCACCTTTCTCGGCATCGAGATCGCGAAGTACGTCCGTACCGGGGCGTTCGACGAGATGCAGTTCGCCTTGGCCTGGGCGAGCCTGTTCGGCTCGATCGTGGCGGGGATCTATGCCCGGAACTATAGCGATCGCCGGCAGCGCGAAGCCGACGCCGGGGCCGTACAGGATGTCGGCGCGATCGTGCCGCCGCTGCCGGGGCCGAACCGGTGATCGCCGTGATCGCCGCATGGCTGGTCCGGCTTGGCGCCGCCCAGCGGTGGGCCCGCCCGATTGCCTGGGCGCTGCTCGCCGCCGTCCTGGTCAGTGTCGGCTGGTTGGCCTGGTCGCTGTGGATCTCGCGCCACGACCAGGCCGTCCGGTCCTCGGATCGCAACGCCGCCACCGTCCAGGTGCTCACCAACACCGTCGCCGCCGATCGCGCGGCCGGCGCCGCGAAGGGCGTGCGCGACGCGGCCTTCCGCAACGAACAAGCCAACCTCCAGGAGAAAGCCGATGCGGCTGCCGATAATGGCGCTAGCCCTCTCGACGCTGTGCTTGACCAGCTGCGCTAGGCCGGAGCTGCGCGCGGTCCCGGTGACGCCGGATCCGGCCCGGCTCGCCGACTGCCCCGCGACCTTCCCGATCGCGCCGGAGCTCGTGCCGCTCGCGCCGTTCCTGCTCCCGGACGGCCGGCGCGCCGTGCTGCTCGATACCGCGATCGAGCGGGACACGAAGACGGCGCACTACATCATCGCCGGGCGCGGTGCGTGGCACGCGTGCCAATCCGCCGTCGCCTATGTCCAGGACTGGTCCGCACGCATGGGCACGGGATCGGCGGTGAAGCCGTGACGACCTTCTGGTCCTTCCTTCTCGCGCTAGCCATGATCTCGGTTGCGGGGTCGATCTTCGTCACCATCAACAGGCCGTGGCGCATGCTCGACCGCGAGGATCGCTGGCTTGCCTGGGCGCTGATGTTCGCCTGGCTCCCGATCGCGCTGGCGATGCTAGTGGAGCTACTGGTTGAATACGTCGAAGCCAAGCGGGCCGACAGAGCCGCGAGGGCCGCCCGTGGAAGGTGACGACAACGTCGTTGCGGCGGCCGAGGCAACCGTTGCGCGCCAGACCGACACGACCATCGCCGGCATTCGCGCGCGCCTGGACGCGCCCGGCTCCGCCGACTGCCGCGATTGCGGCGAAGAGATCGAGCCCGCGCGCCGCGCAGCGCTCCCCTCGGCGACGCGGTGCGTCGCCTGCCAGGGACTGTCCGAACGTAGGGGGAAGCATTGAGCCTGAATACGATCGTCGCGGTGCTGTCCGCTGCGTCCTTGCTGATCAGCATAGGCACCGCTCTGTGGAGCTGGCTGTCGAAGGGCAATGCTGCCGTCGCTGCCGCGCTTGAGCGGGTCGTGAACAAGCAGATCGAGCACGACCGCCGCATCCAGAAGGTGGAGGATCAGCTCCCCCATATGCCGACTGCGCGCGAGGTGGCGGAGCTGGTGACCGAGATGCGCGGTGTGACCGAGCGGCTCAGCTCGATCTCCCAGGATGTCCATCGGCAGGGCGAGAGCATTCGCCGGATCGAGGACGTGATGCTGGAGGGCGGACGATGAACCTCGCCACCGAAATGTCCGCCGATGCGCGTCTCATGATCCTTCGGGAGCTTGCCGAGCAGGTCGACGGGCGGCTCTACGACAAGCAGCTCCAGCGGGTGCTTGGGATGAACCTGATCCGGCGCACCATGGATTGGGTGCGCACCGAGCTCCGCGCCATGAAGGAGCTGGGCGTGATCAAGATCATCGTCGTCGGCGAAGACGATATGTGGATCGCCGAGCTGCTTCCGCTTGGCCAGGAGCATCTCGACCGCCTGCGCATAATCGAGGGCATCGCGCGCCCCAAGAGCAGGCCATAGGCCATGTCCGCGCCCGATCAGGAAAGGCGTGAGGGGCGCGGCCGGCTCTCCACGATCGATCTCCTTCCCGACGCGGCCGAGGAAGATATCGTGTGGGCGCTGGAGCAGCTGCGCGCCCGCGCGATCCCGCAGAACCTGATCCTGGACCAGTTCAATGCGCGGCTCGGCTCGCGCGGGATCGCGCCGGTCAGCAAGTCGGCCTTCTCGCGCTGGTCCGTCCGCAAGGCGATCCAGTTCCGCCGCCTGGATGAGGTCCGCTCGATCACCAACGATATCGTCGCCAGCCTGGGGGCCGGCGACGCCGACGACGTGACGATCGCGGTGGCCGAGATCCTGAAGGCGTCCATCTATGAGAAGGTCGAGGGCGGCGATCTCAAGTCGAAGGAGATCCTGGAGCTGTCCCGCTCGCTCGGCAACCTGGTGTCCGCACAGAAGGGTTCGGCGGCGTATCGCCGCGTCCTGGAGGAGCGCGCGAACAGCATGATCGAACAGGCCGCCGATCGCGCGGCCGACGTGCTCACCCGCGAGGCCGGGCTCAGCGCCGAACGCGTCGCGCAGATCCGCCGCGACGTGCTGGGGCTGCGGGTTCCGCCGAGCAACGGAGCCAGCGCATGAGCGATCGCGATCGCGACAACCCCTCGCTATTGAAGCGCGTCGCCGGCATCGTCGGCACCGCCGCCGCTGGGGTCGCGCTTGCTGCCCAGGCGGTGACGGTTTCGCCCATCCTTCCGCGCAATCCGGCCGAGCTGCCGATCGAGCTGCCGCGCGGCGCCGATATCCCGGCCGACCATGATCCGCTCGCCGCTGGCATCCTCATGGCGCACCAGAAGGCGTGGCTTGAGGACGACTCCCCGCTGAAAGGGGCGGAAAAGGGCCGGCGCACCGGGATCACCTATGCCGAGGCGCTGGACGATACGCTGATCGCTTCATCGTCGCGATCGGCCGGCGGCGACAACGTCTTCTATATCGGCGACACCAAGGACAAGGGCCGCGAGTTCATCGGCTATGTCGCCCACTTCGCAAAAGTGGTCGCCGGCCAGCTCGGCCAGATCGAGGAGTTCCTGTTCGAGGATCAACTCGAAGACGGGTCCTCGCGCCAGATCTCCGCCTACCGCGTCCGCTTCGCATCGGGCTTCCGCGTCGAGGCGCTGTCTTCCCGCCCGGAGAATATTCGCGGCCTCCAGGGTGTCGTCGTCATCGACGAGGCGGCATTCCATAAGAATGTCCGCGCCGTTCTGGACGCGGTCAACGCGCTCCTGATCTGGGGCGGCCGTATCCGCGTGATCTCCACGCACAATGGCAAGCTCAATCCCTTCAACGAGCTGATCAACGAGGCGAAGGCCGGCAAGGTCCCCTTCAGCCTGCACTTCATCCCGTTCCAGGCCGCGGTCGATAACGGCCTGTTCAAGCGCGTCTGCCTGCTGCGCGGCATGGAATATTCGGCCGAAGCCGAGCGGGAATGGGAAGCGAAGATCCGCGGCGCCTATGGCCTGCGCACGGCGCAGATGCGCCAGGAACTCGACGCGATCCCGGCCGACGCCGAGGGCACGGCGCTCAGCCAGGTCGTGATCGAATCGGTCACGTCGCGGGATATTCCTGTCATCCGGTGGACGCTCGGCAGCGACTTTGCCGAACTGACGCCCGACGCGCGCAAGCGAATCACCGACACCTTCCTCAAGGAGAAGGTCTGGCCCGTTCTCGACGGGCTTAGCAAGAACCTGCGCCATGATCTCGGCTGGGACTTCGCCAGATCGGGCGACGCCTCGGGACCGGTGGTGACCGCGACGGGCGATGATCTGGTCCGTCGGCAGAAGCTCGTCCTTGAGCTGCGCAACGTTCCGTTCGAAACGCAGCGCGAGGTGGCCTTCTTCATCATGGCGCGCCTCCCGAGGTTCGGGCACGCCGCCTTCGATGCGACCGGCAATGGTGCCTATCTCGCGGAGGTCTGTGCCATCGGCTATTCGACCGGCACCGGGTTCCGCGCCGGCTTTGGCCAGCGCGTCAGCCAGGTGAAGCTCAGCCAGGAATGGTATCGGCAGAATGCCGTTCCCTATGTGAACGCGTTCGGCGAGAAGACGGTCCTGATCGCGGCCGATCCGGACATCGTGCTCGATCACCAGGCGCTCCAGTATGTCGGCGGCATCATTAAGGTGCCGGACGATTTCCGGTTCAAGGGCGCCGATGGTCTCGATCGGCACGGCGACACGGCGATCGGCGGGATGCTCGCATGGTTCGCCTCGCGCCAGAACGCGGTGGCCTATGGCTATGAGCCGGTGCCCGCGAACGGCCAGATTTCCACGTCGCCCTTTGCCGATCCGAACCGCCCATCGGTCGGGAGCGAATGGTGGCGATCGCCGCTCGGCGCGAAGATCCGTGGGGGTGGCCTGATATGATCAGGAGGCCCCCAGATCCGGCACCCGGAAAATCCGGCGCAGGAAGCCCGTGGAGCGATTTCGTGGGTCATCGGGCGGCTCGGCCGCCCATCGTGCCTCTTAGTGGCCTCTCAGGCCTCTTAATCGCCCATTCGATCGGGAAGGGACCGACCACATGACGGGGTTGCTGGATCATCGGGGCAATCCGATCCGCAAGGACATGCTGACGCGGGAAGTCGCGGCGCCGGCACTGGCGAGCGTCCGCTCGCCCATCTCGGGCTATCCGGGTGACGGCCTCGACCCGATGCGGCTGGCCCAGCTGATGCGCGGCGCCGACCACGGCGATCCGCTGCGCTATTTCGAGCTCGCCGAGCAGATCGAGGAGCGCGATCTGCATTATGTCGGCGTGCTCGGCACCCGCAAGCGATCGGTCTCGCAGATCGACGTAACGGTCGAGGCCGCCAGCGATGCGCCCGAAGATGTGGCGATGGCGGACATGGTCCGCGAGTGGATCGCGCGCGACGAGCTGGCGGACGAGATGTTCGATATCCTCGACGCGATCGGCAAGGGCATCTCCTGCACCGAGATCATCTGGGACACCAGCGAGGGCCAATGGTGGCCCCGGCGCCTGGACCGCGTCGATCAGCGCTATCTCACCTTCGACCGGCGCGATCTGACCACGCCGCTGCTGCGCGGCGGCGCCAGCGGCAACGGCCCCGACGAGCCGCTGGAAGCGTTCAAGTTCATCGACTGCCGGATCAAGGCCAAGTCGGGAATTCCCGTGCGATCCGGCATCGCGCGGCTCCAGGCGTGGAACTGGATGTTCAAGGCCTTCACCCTGCGTGATTGGGCGATCTTCGCGCAGACCTATGGCCAGCCCGTGCGCGTCGGCAAATATCATCCCGGCGCTGCCGAAGTGGACAAGGCGACACTGTTCCGTGCCGTCGCCAATATCGCGGGCGACTGCGCTGCCATCATTCCCGAGGGGATGATGATCGAGTTCATCGAATCGGGGAACGTCGGCCAGGGCTCGGACCTGTACGAGCGGCGCGCCGATTGGCTCGATCGGCAAACGTCCAAGGCGGTGCTGGGGCAGACCACCACCACCGATGCGGTGTCGGGCGGCCATGCCGTCGCCCAGGAGCACCGCCTGGTCCAGGAGGATATCGAGACGGCCGATTGCAAGTCGGTCGCCTCGACGCTCAATCGCGACCTGATCCGCCCCTGGGTGATCCTGGAACGCGGGCCGCAGAAGCGATACCCGCGCTTGCGCATCGCACGGCCCAAGCGCGAGGATCTCTCGGGGCTCTCGACGATGCTCAAGGACCTGGTGCCGCTCGGCCTGGAAGTCGAGCAGAGCCAGATCCGCGACAAGTTCGGCCTGACCGAGGCGGCGCCGGGTGCCAAGCTGCTGCGCGCGCCGATCGCCGTGTCCAATGTCACGGCGGGCCGGCTCGCCATGCAGTCGCGCCAGGCGCGCGCGCCGGCGCCGTTCCCGGCCGACGCGATCGGCGACAGGCTGACCGAGGAGACCAGCGGCGATATCGCCGCGATGATCGCGCAGATCGAGACAATGGTGGCGACGGCCGGCGACCTGGACGAACTGCGGACGATGCTGCTCGCAGCCTATCCGGATCTCGATACGTCGAAGCTGACGGCCGCGATCGCGCTCGGCCTGACCAGCGCCGCCGCTGCCGGCATGTCCGACGTGGAGGATGAGAGTGCCTGAGAGCCATCCGAGCAGCCTCTCAGGGGCCTTTCGGAAGCCGTTCCCGCACCAGGTCGCATTCTTCCGCCGCAAGCTCGGCCGGCTAGTCCCGACCAGGCGGTGGACGGATCTCGACCAGGCCGAGCACGACAACGCATTCATGGTCGCGGGCGCGATGAAGGCGGATCTCCTCACGGATCTCGGTGCCGCCGTCGATCGCACGATCGCCGAAGGCAAGAGCCTGGACGCGTTCCGCAAGGACTTCCGCGATATCGTCGCGCGGAACGGTTGGCATGGCTGGACCGGCGAGGACACGGCGGCCGGCCGGGCATGGCGGACGCGCACGATCTATCGGACCAACGCGGCGACCAGCTACGCGGCCGGCCGCCATGCCCAGCTGACCGAGGGCAATTTCGCCTATTGGGTCTATCGCCATGGCAATTCGAAGGAGCCGCGCGTCCAGCACCTGGCCTGGGACGGCCTGGTGCTCGATCCCGCGCACCCGTTCTGGGCCACCCATTATCCACCCTCGGGCTGGGGTTGCACCTGCTATGTCGTCGGCGCGCGCAGCGAACGCGGCGCGGAGCGCTTGGGCGGCGATCTGGCCAAGAAGCTGCCGGCCGGCTGGAACATCATCCTACCCGGCACGGGCGCGCCGGCCGGGATCGGCAAGGGTTGGGGCTATGCGCCCGGCGCCAGCGTCTCGCCGACGATCGCGGCAATGGCCGAGAAGATCCGCAGCTGGGATTACCGCATCGCCAAGGCGTTCATGGACGAGCTGCCCGAGGCGCAGCGTGACGCGCTGGCCCGCGCGTATCGCGATCTCCCGTCCGTTGCCGATGATGCGCGCCGCTATGCCCAGCGGATCTGGGATGATCGCCCAGCCGGCGACCCCGGCCGCACGCTCGGCCTGGTCACCGGCGACCAGGTCGCCGCGATCGGCGCCGCGCGCGAGCTCGATGCCGCGGGCTTCGACTTCTCGCTCTCGCCGTCCGAGCTGGCCCACATCCTCGCGTCGCACGGCGATACCGCGACCGAGCGGCGGCGCGGTCAGCGCGCCGTCACGCCCGAGGATTTCGCGCGCCTGCCCGAGATCCTCGGCGACCAGGCGCCGCGCTTCGTCGGCATCTCGGACGGGCACAAGGTTCCGGTGTTCGAGATCCGCGCGACGATCGGCGGCGAGGAATATGTGACGCGGTGGGAATATTGGAAGCGGCGCCGGACGCTCACCCTGCTCAACTTCATGGTCCGGACGGGAGAGAGAGCCTGACCGCCTCCCCACACGTCCTGGACGTTTCAGGGTATGCGCCTGCGGGTGGATGCGGTCAGGCCGAGGGAAAATAGCGATGTTCCGCCAGATCTACAACCAACAGCCCATCGTCCAGGCGCTCCAGGGCGCGCAGGGCCAGCTCACGGCGATGGAGCCGATCTATCAGGATATCGGCGAATACATGGTGCCGGCGACGAAGGACCGGTTCCGCTCCGGCATCGGTCCGGACGGCATCGCCTGGGCGCCGAAGAAGCCGGCGACGATTGAGCGCTATCGCCGTGCCGGCGACGGCAACCTGTTCAAGCCGCTGATCGGACCGTCGAAGCGACTGGGCAACGAGATCCACTATGCTGTTTCCAGCATCGGCTTGGAGCTGGGCTCCAACCTCGAATATTCGGGCACGATGCAGGGGGGCGCGGCAAAGGGCCAGTTCGGCGCCGATCGCGCCGGCCGGCCGATCCCCTGGGGTCCGATCCCGGCGCGTGTCTGGCTCGGCATCTCCGAGACCGACGAGCGCGAGATCCTCGATATCGTCGACGAGCATATCGGCCGCCCATTTGAGGGCTAGCTGTCGCATAGTCGTCGTGCCCGACCGTTTGATTTCGGCGGCCGGGGATGGCAACAATCGGCCGCGCGAATCCTGATCCGCGCTTTCCTGCCCGCCTAGGCGGGCATGTTTCCCCAGCACCAGCACGGGCATCACGGTCGGCATGACCGGGGTTCGCACCACTGCACTTTGTTCCGCCGTCGCCATTCCGAGTGGCGATGCCGTTCCCGACTGGATCGAGCTGCTTCCAGCCGGCGAGATCCAGACGCTCGACGCGCGCGGTCCCTATCACGTCGCCGATGCGCGGGCGCTGATGGCCAATTCGTTCGACGGGCGCGACAAGCTCGTCCTGGACGAGAACCACGCGACCGATCTCGCCGCGCCCCAGGGCAAGCCGGCGCCGGCCCGTGGCTGGATCGTCGAGCTTCAGGAGCGCGAGGGCGCGATCTGGGGCCGCGTCGAGTGGACCGGCCAGGGCCGCGAGATGATGGCCGACAAGCAATATAACGGGGTCTCGCCCGCGATCGTGCACCGCAAGGACAAGTCGATCGTCGCGATCCTGCGCGCCAGCCTCACCAACAACCCGAACCTGATCGGGCTGACCTCCCTCCACCAGCAAGGACTCGAAGACATGGATTGGAAGAAAAAGCTGTGCGAGCTCCTGGGGCTCGCCAGCGATGCGGACGACGCGACGATTACCGCCGCGCTCGCCAAGAAGATCGAGGGGGGCGCCGATGACGCCGCCGTCGAAACCGCCGTACAGTCGGCACTCGGCCCGATCGCCAAGATCGTCGGCGCGGCCGAAGGTGCCGATGCCGGTGCCGTATTGCTTGCGGTGCAGAGCGTCGCGACCAAGGGCGATGACCGCGTGGTCGCGCTTCAATCGGAGCTCGCGGTGCTCACCACCAAGTTCAACGACCTGACCGATGCGACCGCCAAGAAGGATGCCACGGCCTATGTCGATGGCGAGATCCGCAAGGGCCGCGTCGGGCTCAAGCCGGTGCGCGACGACTATATCGCCATGCACATGGCCAACCCGGCCCAGGCGGCGAAGCTGATCGAGGCGATGCCGGTGCTCAACTCGGGCTCGTCGATCGACCCGCGCGAGCCGGGCGAAGATCCCGATCTGTCGAACCCGGTGCTGCTGGCGGCGCGGGCGACGGCCTACCAGGCGAAGCTCGCCAGCGCCGGCACGAAGATCGATATCGGCGCGGCCGTCCGCGCTGTCGAGGAGGGCAAGGACAAGTGATCCAGAAACTCATTCTCTCGCGTGAGCTGTCCGCGCCGATCGGCGCGTATCGCATCGCCAAGTTCTCGGACCCGGCGAACAGCTCGAAGGTCGCGCCGGCCACGGCCGCGACCGATTCGCTGACCGGCACCACCGGGCAGCTTGGCGGCGATACCGGCGACATGGTCGATCTCGATCTCGCCGGGATCGGCCAGGTGCAGCTCGGCGGCACCGTCAGGGCCGGCAAGCCCATCACGGCGGATGCGAATGCCAAGGGCATCGAAGCAACGGTCGATGGTCAGCGCATCATCGGCTGGGCCCAGCAGCCCGGCATCGCCGACGACATCATCGACTATCTTTGCGCGCCCGCCGCGCTCAGCGTTGGAGCCTAACCCATGCAGCGCCCCTTTATCGTCAGCGCAACCCTGACCGCGATCGCCATCGGCTATCGCAACCCATCATCCAGCTATATCGCCGATCTGGTCTCGCCCCGCGACAGCGTGGACGAGACGTTCAAGTGGACCGAGTTCCCGATCTCCGAATCCTTCAAGGTGCCGGACGGCCGTGTCGGCCGGCGCGGCCAGGTGCAGCAGCTGGTGTTCAGCGGCACGGAGAAGGAGGCGACGGTCGAGGATTTCGGCTTCGATGCGCCGATTCCGATCTCGGACATCGAGGCGGCACGCAAGCAGCGCGCGGCAAAGCTATCCAGCTACGACCCCGAGGCCACGGCCGTCATGCGGCTGGGCGACACGCTGATGAACTGCCGCGAGGTTCGCGTTGCCAGCCAGTTCCAGAACGCGGCGAACTTCGCGGTCGGCCGCAAGACTGTGCTCGCCGGTCAGAGCCAGTTCTCCGACTACGCCAACTCCGATCCGATCGGCGTGATCTCGGCCGGGTTCGACGCGACGCTGGTTTTCCGCCCGACCGACATGGCCATGGGCCGTGACGTGTGGAGCAAGCTCTCGTCGCATCCCAAGCTGGTCAATGCCGTGAAAGGTGGCAACACCAACCAGGGCAAGATCACGCCGGACCAGTTCGTCGAGATCTTCGCGGGCGAGGGCCTGAAGCGGCTGCACATCGGCGATGCCTGGTGCGATGTCGCCAAGCCCGGCCAGGCGCCGACGCTGCGCCGCGCGTGGGGCAAGCACATCACCATGTTCCACCAGAACCCGCTCGCCAATGTGAAGGGCGACGGTGGCGTCACCTTCGCGATGACCGCCGACTGTGGCGGCAAGATCGCCGGCCGTATCGAGGATCCGGATATTGGCCTCCAGGGTGGCTATCGCATCCGCAATGGCGAGCGGGTAAAGGAGCTGCTGCTCGCGCCGGACGTGGGCTATTTCATCCAGAACGCGGTGGCCTGACATGGCACAGCGTTCACGCAACCGGGCGGCGGCATCTGCGCCGTCGCCCGCCCCCGCGCCGGCACCGGCGCCCACGATCGAATCGTCCACCGCCGAGATTGGCGCGGCGCCCGAGGGCGGGGACACGACTG